GCATGTTTTCATCACTCCTAGTCCGGTGCGATCTCTTGCAATCCGCCGCCCGCGCCCGACGAATTCGCCGTCTGCACAACGTAGTGCGAATGCTCTGCGGGTAGATATGCCGTTGCCCCTTCATCCGTCGTGCATTTTATCTTGATATGATATGTAGTGCTTGGCGTTAATCCCGTTTTCGTATGCGAATGCGGGGAGGCGTGTTCGACGAGGTTGCTGTACCATGATGCATAGAACGGAAACGTGGAGAGCTTACCGGTAATCGAGCACGTACACGCCTCGCTCGATGTATAGTTTGCCGTGATAGTATTTTTAGTTACTGCAAAATTTATGAGCGATAGAATGAGCGGGATTGAAGTTGGCAAGGTTTTGAAATCAGCCGATATTCCAGTCACCGAAAACGGATACCAATCAAAAGCCATTGAACCATCACCAACGGAGCAACTTTGAATGTCATAGTAATATCGCTGGTACATCAATAACGGTGATAATGTTATACTTGCCGATGTGCTAGCTGGCGAACTCCAATCGGTAATTGTCCACTCGTCAACGCCCTGCTTACGATACCGCACGCGATGATATGCTTCGATGTCTGTAGTCCATTCAATAAGACAAGACATTTGGTCTGGCGTCGCTGTTGGGCCGGTGAGCAATACGGGAATCCCCGAAGGTGTCTCGCTGTACCCGCACACGACGGCGACACTCTGCACGGTTGGAATTACAACGGCGACGTTCTGCTCGGTGGGGATCGTGACCGTTACATCCTGTTCCGAACCCGGGAACGCAACGGTCACGACTTGCTCGGCAGGAACAACAACTGTCACCGATTGCTCTGTCGGGATCGTGATGTGTACGTCCTGCTCCATATCCCCTTACTTCTTGGCCGTGCTCATCGGCTCGACCATCTTTGTGTTTGGCGTCTTGCCCGCGCTGTCCTTATAGCCCGCGATCCAGCCGGGCTTGTGAAGTTTGAACCATCCGAGAACATCCTCGGGAATTTCCTGGCCCGCCTTGCAGTCGACGGTGCGGCCCTTGCCGATATTACAAATAGCCTCGTCGTTGTCGATGTTTGGGAGTGCGTGATCAACTCCCCTTGCGAATACCGCCATTGCCCTTTCTCCTCTTGCCCTTCAATGGTTTTATGCGGGGGAGCGGAAGGGCTGTCTACTCCCCCGCACGCTACGCACTAAGCGACTCAGCCGCCCGGTGCGAAATTGTAACCCATACACCCGAAAGTGTACGTTGTGCTCGGCGCGATAAGCGGCTGGAAGTCCATCCGCCTGAACGCGACGAGGTTGAACTGATCGGTCGTGATCCACTTCTCGCCGTCGAGCGTCACGAGACGCCGGTCGCCGTGGAAGAAGTAATTCTTGTTGATGTACATAGCCGCGGCCTTGGTGGCCGTTACGCCGTCGTCGACGCCGGATGCATTCAGATCTTCGCGCTGATGCTCGGATACCAGGATCGGCGAGCCGAAATAGGCGGCGAGCTGACCCTTGATGATCGTTGCCTTGTCGCCGATCTTGTCGAGCGTCGCCACGTTCGTCAGCTGGATGATCTGCGAGAGATACGAAATCGGGCCGAAGAGCCAGACGCCCTCGGCCGGGTTGTACCCGTACTTGCCGCAGAACGCCTTCATCGCAAGCAGGTTCGCCTCGGAGAGGTTGCCGGTCCCGCAATCCTTGATGCATGAGCCGGTCAGGAGGAGCCTTCGCAGCCCCTTCCAGTTTGTACGGCCGTCGTTTGCTCCGAGAGCTTCGATGTCGGTGTCCATATGCGTTGCGGTCGAATCGCCGTTGAAATCGCACGCCTCGACCGTGTTCCGCAGGATGTCAACGAGCCGCTTCTTGATGAGCGGCAGCCAGAGCATGATCGCTTCTTCGTCGAGTTCGGCGGAGGTGATCATGCGCGCACGGTGCTTTGACGCCGTGAAGGTCAAGAGCCCATCCGTGATGTTCTGGCCGAAGGTGTCACCGGGGTTGTCGGTATTCGTCGTCGCCTCGGAAATGTTGTCAGCCATCGTTGAGGCCGGCGTGAGATCCAGCGGCATCTTGAATGGGTTCGTCGGCATCGGGAAATGACCGAACAGCGCCTCGACGCCACCGATCAGCCAAGGCAGATCGAGTACCTGGGCGGACAGGGCCGACGGCACGAAGTTCGCTATGTCGGTCGTATCCATCGGCGCGATTGCCTTGACAACGCACTGGAGCTGGTCTTGATACCGGGCGAAAGTATTCAGCGACTTGACGCCCCGATACGAGTCCTTGAATGTGCTGTGCCGCATGATCGCGTCAATGATCACGCAATCATCGTTGAGGTCCTGGAGCGCCTTGATCTCAGCCTCGGCGCTCGTCGTCGCCGTCGACCGCTGGAACAATGCGGACCGTTGCGCCCAAGGCCGGTTCGTATCCATTGCCGCCTTGAGGGTCGTCACGGCGCGGTCGCCGTTCAGAGTCGCCCCTGCGAACTTCACGCGCCGCTCCTCGGCATGCGCAAAAGCCTTCTCGTGATCCTTCATCATGCCCTCATATAGCGCCTTCGCCTCGCCGAGGAACTGTTCCTTCGAAAGCAGCCCGCCCTCGACCGCCTTGACCCGCTCGGTGAGGGCCTTCGACTTCTCCATAAAATCGGTAACCTGATCGAGTTCCTTCACGGAAATCTCGACGGTTTTCTTCTCCTCTTTTGGAGTCGTTTCGTCACTCATGTATTCATCACCTGCTTGAATCGCTTTAACTTCGCATCCCTCTCCGCTTCTGAAATTTCGGAGAGAACGGTTTTTAAATGTGAGTACGCCGGACTTTCCGGCGCTTTGCCCTTCGCTTTGCTGGAGGTGATGGGTTTCGCGTCCGGGCCGAGACCGAGCGCGGCTAATTTTTGGGTGAGAAGTTTGTCGACCTCTTCTTGCAACGAGCATTCCGGGACGTAAAGGTCGCTCCCGTCCATGAACGCCTTTGAAATACTGAATAGCGTTCGGCGGTTTATAGGGACCGAGCCGATGCTGATCTCGTACAGTTCGAAATCAACAACCTTGCGCACGCCGTTTTCGATCAACGTCTTGATCGGATCGTAACCGATCGAGAAGGCGCGAACTATACCCTCTTGGATTTGCGTCTGCAGCCTCTCCATTGTTTTCGAGACAAAGCCCTTGATCCAGAATCCGACACCCTCGTCGATCCTCATTTCGGTAACGAGGCCAGCGGGTTCCGTGTGCTGATGCATCCACAACAGGATCGGGTTTTCCATGTACGCGGTGATTGCCTTCTCCCATATGGTACGCTCCGGCACTACCATTTCCCCAACGCGGTCAACATCGCCGGTCGATGCATAGCCCTCAACGAACAGGCGCCCGTCGCCGATATCACCCACCTTCTTGGATTGATAGAGCCAGTGCTTCATAATCTTCGCGTGGAATTTGCCCTTTTGATTGCTCATGTCATTCTCCTTCCAGGACCGACAACATATCGCAAAGACAATTGATAATGTTCGACGCGGAGCCGGACGGATCGCCGGGATGTCGGAGCGGTTCGCCCCCGACCTCGAAATAATCATCAAGGCCGACCTGTTGCCCGTCGGCCGCAAGGTGTGTGTCGCGGCTATTTGCGGTGAATGCCGATAACCATTCCTTTTTCCGCACAACGCCGGATTGCCGCATCCCCTCCAGTTGCCCTTCCTGATAGGCCGGATTTATTTCAGTACGCGCAACGGTCGGCGCGTTACTAATTTCACGATCCATATTTTCCCGCACGCGATCGGCGAGTTGTTTGGAGTTCTCGCCGTTGCGAATACCCTCCGAGAGCGAATCCTTCATGCGCTCCCAATGCCCCTCGGCGATTTCGGTTTTGAATCGCTGCTCCGCCGCCCTCAAAAACTCCGCGACGACGGGATCGTTGATGTCGAATGAAACCGACGAATTGATCGTGGAGAGTACGCGGCGGCCGCCCTTCTCGGCGGAATCCTTGAGGATAGGACCGCCCGCGCGCCCGAGCACTTCCTTTGCGCCCCCAAGATCAAAAAGGACCGTTTCGACATCGAT